AGGCATTTTCTATGGTTAGGTCTGCGGGGTCTGGTGATTGTTCTACTTGTTTTTGTACTAAATCATCTTCTTCTTTTGAACCCCATAGTATTTGATACCATTTTTTCATATTTTTCTCCATGAATCTTTTTCTTTTTTGTCTGATGTGTCGTAAAGTAGCCAAGGTATTCCTTCTCTATAAAGAATCCCTGCCCAAGTTTGATTATCGAGCAAAGGTCTCTCCAAGTTAAAAGGGAATGGGCAATCTTTTACCCATAGTATACTTACTACTGTTTTTTGGTCTACTCTTAAAATCTTATGATACTTTAAGTTAGCTTTTGTTGTTTTTTCTTTTGTAAAAAAATATCCTGTACTATCTATATAATGTTTTCCTTGATGGTCTAGATATGCTCTTATATCTTTAATCATATATTTTATAGGATACATACTCTTCATTGGACTCTGCAATCTTCTAATGCCTAGCGTTTTTCCTTTCATGTTTGTGTCGTCTAAAACTTGGTTTTCAATCCATAATATCCCATCTACTAGCATTACATTATCGGTATGCACAGGAAAAATAGGAAATTTTAATTTATCATATATCATACATTTTTGAAAACTTCCCTAGAGAGTAGTCATCATGTACATCAAAATCACAACCAACTGGCGTGCCTGGTATGCTAAATCCTCTGTCTTGTTGTACGCATTCTCTTAATAGGTAACAATAGCTATCTACTGCTGTTTCTGATACTTCTGCCAGTATTGAGTCATGCACTAAAGCGAATATCTTTGCTTCAGAGCCCCAAGGCATAGTCTTTAACATTTCGTGACAGTCTACAGCACCAAGTAAGTTTATATCAGAAGCTACAGACTGAACTAAAAAGTTGAGTCCAGACCTCACTTCATGACTTTGTATTCCTTGATTATCTGATTTAACATTTGGTAATCTTCTTTTTCTGCCTGTAGCACCATATATAAAACCATTATCCATAATAAATTTACTAGAACGGTCAATCCATTTTCTTAAATTTGAAAACTGTCTAAAGTAATCGTCAATTACTTCCTGAGCATCTGTTTTACTAAAGTGTTTGCCAGAATCTGCTGTGACTTGCTGTGAAATCTTACTTGCTCCAGCACCATACATTATGCCAAAGGTAACAGCTTTTGCAGCCTGTCTTTGTGTGGGATAAAGGTCTACTACTTCATCTGCCTCACATGGTAAGTTAAATACTAATTTTGCAATACTAGAGTGAAAATTACCTCCACTCTTAAATACATTCATTAGGTTCTCGTCTTGAGCAAGCACAGCAGCAACATACACTTCTGCGGTCGTTAAATCCATTGCAACAATTTTATTTCCTTCTTTAGCACGAATACACCCTTTAACTATTGGATTATCTCTAGGGATTTGTTGCATATTCATTTTCCCACTAGAAGATAGTCTACCAGATGTCGTGCCATGTAGATTAAAACCTGTTCTTAATCTATCATCTTTATCTAATTGTGGTAATATTTTATCTAAATAAGTATTCTTAATTTTTGACTTCTGTCTTATGCTAAGAATATGTTTAGGTATTTCATGTTCATCTGCTAATTGTTTTAGTACTTCTGCATCTGTTGAGTGCTGTCCAGTACCTGTCTTTTTGCCTGTAGGTTTTAATCCGACAAAATCAAACAGTAGTTCTCTTAGCTGTACTGTACTGTTTGGGTTAAATTCTTTTTTCTTTACATCTTCAAATCTTTTGACTGCATCAAATTCATATAGTTGTGCTACTGCTTCATCTATGTCTGCTTGCATTAAATCTCTTCCTTTTAACAATCTTTCTTTATCAAAAGGAACACCATTGTCCTGTATATCTGTAAGGAATCTACAGCCTGGTATAAGTATATTTTCATATACACTAAATAGCTTAGGGTTTTTCCTAACTGCTGGATATAATTTCTCAAACACTAATAGAGTTACTACTGCGTCCATAGCCGCATATACTTTCATAACTTCAAAAGGAATGCTATCCCACTGAAAGTCTGCTTTCAGTATTCTGTTCTGCCTTTTGTAGTTATCAATCCAATCATGCATTGGTTTTTCGTAATCACCGTAATCAGTATGTTCCATAGCTAATTGTTTAAGACCGTGTCCACCAGGAACTTCATCTAAACAATAATGTAATAACATAGTATCTTCAAATTTTGGAAATTTAAGATTAAAATGATATTCAAAGAAAGCCAAGTCAAACTTTGCATTATGAAATACTACTGTTTTGGTATTAAATATTTTTTGCATTATTTCTTCCATTTTTTCTGTAATTACATCAGTAAGTATATATGCCCCTAAATGTTTTTTATAAGACATACTAAACCCGAGCATATATCCATCTCTTGGGTACAGTCCTGTTGTTTCTGAGTCAAGCGCTATAAATTTATTTTCATGTGCTAGAGCTTCCTCTAAAAACTTTAATGCATCTTCTTCGTTGTCTATACCTATTGCTTGTTCTTCATTAACTTTCTTTACTACTAAGTCTCCGCTTATAAAATCTATAATGTTTGCTTTACTCTTATCCCACAAAGGTTTTGCCTCTGGTTTGAAGGAAAGCATAGCAGGATTGATTACAGGTAGAAACTTATCTTCTACACATCTTCCACTATATTCTGTTATAGAATTTACACTAGTAAAAAACTTCAATGATTCAGAGCCGACTAGTATTACCCAGTCATATGTATCAACATCTATCTCAATGTCGACATCTGCTTTTAGTATTTTCTTTTTGCTACTATCTGAACATAAAGCATACCTATCAAAGTCGAATGCACCGTCAAATCGATCATTCCAATCTGTTCTACTCATCTTTGATTCTATTATTGCTACTTTTATCATTTTCTTTTCCATTTATATATTATATCAAATTTTATACGCCGTGTCAAGCACTGTTTTATACTCAGGTAAAAGTTGCTTCAAAACTTCTATATTCCTCATTGTGATACTCCATTTGTATTAGGGTGATAGTCATATGTTCCATCAAACTTATGTATACAATATTTTTTGTTCTCTGGATAAACGTTGTAATCTTGTTTTATACATTTATATCTTCTACCCCCTAAAAACTGCACTCCTAACTCTCTATGTTTTTGGATTTCTGTTTCTGTATTCGGTCTTAAAAGTTGAGCATTTTTTGTGTCATTACAATTTAAGACTGTTTCTACACTATGCATTATTTTAAACCATTCTGCTAAACGTCTGTTTGAGTTAAAATTTGTGTCTTTTATATCTATACCTTCTTCTACTTCGCCCACATGAAGTTCAGATAAACAATATCCTTTTTGTTCTTCTGTTGTATACCATTGACCTGCTTTTCTAGCTTTAAACTGATTTGTATCTCTTAAGTAAGCTAAGTTAAGTTCATTATCTTCTAAAAATTCATATCTCCGTTTTTTATCTGCCATAACATCTATCGGCATATTTTCTATAACTTCAAAGTCCTCTATTGCTCTAAATAATGCGTCAGCAGTTTGTGCTGTAGAAGTTAATAGTGGTATACTATCTTGATAACCACATAAACGTCCTGCTCTTTGTAGAATTGTTTCTGTATTAGTTGTTGCAGAGGTATGTAGTATTGACCTCATTTCGTTAAATATGCCTGAAGAAGCCCTAAATGTATTAGTTCTATCTGATAAATAGTAAGCTACTATGAAAACTCTTTTTACATTGTTTTCTTCTGCTAATCTATATAATGTTTCTTTGTTAAAGTTTTCATCACTTGTACCATGTGTTGTACCATTAGAGAAATAATAGCTAGGCTCATTTCCAGAGTTAGCAACTGCTATTATAGAATTTTCAGTGTATTTAATTAAATTATTTACTACTGCATATTGCATATCTATTTTACTACTTATCTGTACTAAGTCAACTCCTGTATAACTTTCATCTTGTATGTAGTTAATCATTTTTCTTGTTGGTTCATTCATTAAACTTTCTATATCCTCTTCTGCCCACTTCTCGTCTAGGTTTGTAACTATTTGCTGGATACTTTTATAGTTCTTACCTGGTGTAATCTTTATTACATTCTCAAAAGATATATCCGCGAACTGTTGAGCAAAAGGAGTTGCTGAGACATGCCATGTGTCTTTTACTAATGGAAGCCCTGCTAATATTGCATGAGCTTCTCTTCTTTTTTGTACTATTCTTTTCTGCTCTTTATGTCCAAATGCTAGTACATCATCTTCATCAAAGATTGGAAGCATTCTATAAGTGTCATAATACTTAGGGTCAAAAGAAGTAGCAATATTTCTCACTGCTTCTAAATGCTTATTATGCTGTAAAAAGGATAAAACATATTTTTCACTTGGGTTTAGTCTACCCCTGTGAGCCCTGTATTTAAAGTGTCTCAAAGAATCTAGCCCTGATATTAAATTAACATCATAAGCGTTAATTTTTTCATTAGTAGACTCCATAGATAATGTTGTGTTATAATTACAAAATGCAGGTATTTGTAATTCTGTTTGATTTTCGCATGCTTTATTTACTACATGAGTAGTTTTTCCTGACTGCATTGCTCCTATAAATAATGTTTGTTTAGCCATATAGCCTCCCTCTTAATTGTTGTACCTTGACTTCGGCAAGTCCGCCAGGGTCTATATTATGTCCTAAATTTATGTTTCTAGATATAAGTCCTACTTTTTCAGCTAGTATTTTGAGGTCTTCCGCAGCATCTTGCCCTGCCTGGTCACCATCAAAAATTATATCTACTCCCTCCACATTCTGCATTTTCAATATTGCTAGTTTTTCTTCGTCTATATTTTTAGTTCCAAAACAACAAATTGAGTTTGGTAATCCTTTATCGAATAAATTTATCATATCAAAGATTCCTTCAACAAGAATAACCTTACCTTTAATAGCTTTAACACTAGAAGGAAAAAGTGGCAGCTTTGCATTTGGAGGGTATATGAGATACTTCGGGATCTCAGTCATGGTCATATGTCGACCATTAAAAGCTACCACCTTTCCTGTTATATCACGAACTGGGAAGACTAATCTTCCATTAAATTGAGTTTCGTGATGCATAAAAGCATCGAAATGCTTGTATGTCTCGGGTCGAATTCCGCGCCAATTTCCGACATATGGAACAAAGCCGTGTGGGAATTCAAACCCAATACTTGCTGAGCGTTTTTCATCTATAGAGCTTTTCAACTTTTGTCTTTTTATCTCTAAGAAATTTGCTGCAGCACCAAAATGTTTAAATAGATTACCTCTGAAGCCACAAGAAAAGCAATTAAATATACCTGTGATATTATCAATACGCATACTAGGATTACTGTCCTCGTGGTCAGGGTTCAAACACTTAACTAAATAGTCTCTACCAGAGACTTTAAAGTCTATGCGTTTTTCTTGTAGTAATTCGTCTACCCTCATTAAAAGAGTATACCTCCAATTATAAAAAGTATAAAGAAAGGCAACGCTGCTAAGCTAAGAGTCATCAGAATCTCCTCTAGTTTTTCCATTATGTTTCCATTTTAGTTTATCGCCGAGGTCTTCGTACTCGGTCATTTTAGTTCCGTCACTATCTACTTCATGCTCATAAAATCTAGTTTTGAATACAGCTTCTTGCATCTGAAACCAGATAGCAATAGCATCAGCTCTAAACTCTTTATCGGGCCAAAGGTAGTAACAATTATGCCAATCATCTAAAAATCTGTGGACTGTTATATCCAAGTTAAAGTCAGGATCGGTTTCTTTAATTATCTGTACTGCTCTTAGTCTTTGACTACCAGCAATAGGATACCAACTTTTCATTAGTAAAAATGGATTTTTAATTCCATTCTCTTTTATACTAGCTATAAGTGGTTCATTTGCAGGAACATTGTGTATGTTCTGCGCGACTGTAGGTTCTATTAAGAGCCTGTCTGTCGTTGTAAAAACTATTTCGTATGGAGGTACTGCTACCAGCTCTGCGGCTTTGCCACCTATTCTGTCACTCGCCATTGGGGTCTCTCCCTATTTTAATATCTTGCATATGCCTAGACCATTTCTCTATGAGCGCTTCTTTTGTTAAGTCTACTCCAGTTTTCCACTTTTTGCCTGTGGCAGTTTCTTCGAAGTGTCTTTCTCCATTATTATAAGCAACTTCAAGTACTCCGTTACTGGCGTGTAGATATCTTACTTGTCTACCCCACTGCTCAGCTCTAATTCTTTCTTTTTGTTTTGCTACTCTATCACTAAATTGTGTCATTCTTTTTCTCCCATAAAGTTCCTTTTCTCCAAGCGTCTATTGCCGCTTCTGTTTCTTTTTCTTCCCAATAAATTTGTCTTATTTTTTCACCTAATTTCTTATCATTGGGAGTATCTTTTATTAATTTCTCTATTTCATCACTAAATTGCGTCATGAATATCTTCTCCTGTAGATAGACTATCTTTGAGATCATCTCTGTCTTTAGGATTCATGGTGGATTGGGGGCCTATCTTTAATGTTTCCCAGTCCATTACACTTGTAAATCCTTCCATTTTTGCACTTCTCATTTTTGTACAATTAAAGGTGATACACTCGTCTTCGGGCGACCACGTTTCAATTGTATAGGCTGCATCTGCTGCATCGAGAATACCTTTTGCGAATCTTGCTTCTCCTGTATTGTCTGTTTGATAAGGAGAGAACACAGGCACATTGTATTCTTGTGCCATACTTTTCAATGTTTTACTTACTTCTATTTGTTCTGTCCAATCATATTGACCACCACGACTAGGACTATTACTTCTTTTGACTTGGTTTAGATAATCAACTATAATAACTCCATAGTCTCTTTGACTAAGTTTAGCTTCTAGCTCTTGCCTAATTCTAGGTAGAGTTAATACTGGGTCATACACTACATCTAATTGTCTGTCCTTATGTAAAGCTTTTGTTTGTAGTTTTTTATGAAACTCGTCAAAATCTCTATCATCATAAAATCCTGGTAGTAATTCTACTCCTCCTTCAAATCGTCCTGCCCACCACTCTGCTACTCTATTCCATTCAACATTTGTTAAATTACGAGTAGCTAGTCTACCTATTGGTATTCTAGCGCCGAGAGCACACATTCTTTGAAGTATAGAACGGCTATCCATTTCTATTGTGAAATAAATAGAGCTTCTTCCTTGTTCATAAACATTATTTGCAATATTTACACAAGTTAAGGATTTACCTGCACCTCTTCGACCACCTACTAATACTAAGTCTCTCGGAGAGAATTTCATAGTTTGGTCATAGTCATCATTAAGACCTAAAGGTAAGTACTTTCTAAGGTCTTTTTCAGTATCAAATAATGCTATAGTTTGCATATTTTCTTCTGGTGGTTTTAAGTCAACACGGTCTCCTATATCTAATACGATTGTTTGTAGTGCTTCTACATTCTCCTCCGCATTAGATATAGCTACAGTCTTGTCTATAAAAGTATCCAATTCATCTAGTATTTCTACTTGTGTGTATTCATTTTTTAGATATTCGAGCAAAACCCAAGCGTCGATATCAACTTCGACAGCTTCGATTGCGTATACTTTTTCTTGGAGTTTTCTATCACGAATGGATAGTTTGAGGTCATCAAAGGTGGGCAGGGCATTGAAATTTTTTATATGAGTATCCATAACTCTATAAAGAGCTTGATATTCGTTGGATAAATAGTTCTCTCTTAGGTTTCCCCAAGTATCAAAATCTTCTTCCACTATTATTTGCTTCAGTAAAGCTGAAGTTAAGTTCAATGTCTACCCTCCCAGATAAAAAAGTGCAAGGGAAATAAACTCCCTTGCACAGAATTAAGAAAGATTTAGCTAGATGCTTTTTCTTTTCTTGCAGCGCCATCATAATCGGCACAAGTTAGACCTCTTCTGGTCAACATTGTTTTAACGCCTCTTACAGTTTTGCCAATTTGATCGGCAATATCTTCTACATTCATAGTATCGATATTTTCAATCTCCGCTAAAGGATCAGCTTTGCTAGAACCTTTAGTTTCTTTTTGCTTAGGAATAGCGCCTATGTCGCCACTTCTTAGCAAGCTAAGAGCCTTTCCTCTTATTGAATTAACAGATTTGCCAAGGGCTTCTGCGATTTCTTCAACAAAAGACCCACCATTTACCATTTCAGTAAATGTGGCTTCTTCTTCGGGAGAGTAAGTTCTGACTGATTCAGGCTTCTCAGCTGGTTTTACATGGGAAGTAAGTTCCATAGAAAGGATTTTCCCTTGTATTGATTTAGCAGAAAATGCTCCACCTTCAAAAGAAGATGCGATATCTGCATATGTGTAAACGCCACTGTTATCAGTAACGAATGCTTGTAGAGTAGCTTCTTGGTCTTCAGAAAAAGTTCTGTTAGATACTGAAGATGCAAGTTCTACATCATGACCCATTTTTCTAAGTTTGCTAGAAACACTTCTTGTAGAAGTTTCTAACTCTTCAGCTGCGCTTGCAACTGTGGCTTGTGATATAGGTGATTCACTGCCAACGAAATCAACTAATTGTTGAGTTCTTTCATCTGTCCATTTTGGTAATGCCATTTTAGTTTCCTATTAGTTTGTTTAAGTTTGTTATTATTTTAACACCCCTTTCTCGGGCTGCTTGTGTTTTTGCGGATTCTATTCCGCTCTCGTTTACAAGAATGTTTACATCTTTGGTTAAACTAGATTTGACAAGGTAGCCCTTTTGTTCTAATTCTTGTGTTGCTTGGGCTTTTGTCTTGTAAGTCTTTAGTTTTCCTGTTATACATACAACTCCTGAGTCTCCTACTGATTTAGATACTTTGAGTATCTGAACCCATTTGAAAGGGAGTCTTTCATAACCATCTATAAATTCTTCGTAATACCAGTCTAATAAATTATTTGTTGCTGTTGGGCCTAATCCTGCCTCTTTACAAGTTTCCTCACTAATTTCGCTTATGTTTTTAATAACTGAGCAAATTTTAGCAGAGGCTGAACGGCCAATCAGTTTTATAGAGAACGCGGGTAATAAATCTACTAAATCTGTCGCTTTACTACTTTCGATTTCTCTATGTAATTTGACTGCTAATTTCTCGGATTGCAGTGCCTCAATCATTATTTCAAGAGGCAATTCGTAGAGGTCGTATAAATCTGTGATTTGTAGTTTTTCTACTGTGCGAGGTCCGAGACCTTTGATTTTGAGAGTTGAAGCAAAATGTTCAATCTTCTTAGTTGTCTTACCACCACATTGGGAGTTATGACAAAAGAGCTGATCTTTTTCCCAAACTAAATCTGACATACATGATGGGCAGATTTTTGGCGGGACTATTTGTTTCATTCTTTCTCTCTTAATTTCTATTTATATATTATAACAAAAATCAGTTGCCATGTCAAGAACTATTTTTCGGGAAGTCCTGTAGAATGAGCGAATCAATTTTGAAACACTCAGTGTGACCTCCAAACTTGAACATAGGTATGTGTTTGTCATGCTTATATATTTCATGTAGGTACTGTTCGTGTGCCCACACATTATAAAGGGTACTAGACCAAGTCTTTTGAATACGGATATCGTATCCTTTAAAACCTCTACTACGCTTTATAATATGCCGCCAATCTTTTCCACTAGCTATGCCAACCTTGATGCACTCCCTTTCAAAAGTTTTCTCGTTTACTAAGACAATGCCGTATAGTACACCTTCTTTATCTTTTTCTTCGGGGTGATTATCAAAGTAAGTATGATTATACTTCCCTATACTAGCCATTAGAGTTCTACTTCATTAAACCAATCGTATATTCTATTCTCAAGCCACTCTCTAGGTTCACAATCCCCTAGCTTGTTGAAAATTTCTTCATCTTCTTCGTAATTTTCTGGTAGTTCTTCCAAGTCCAGTTCTTCTAGTAAGAGTGCGTCTATATCGCCATCTTCGAGTTCATCACAATCTCCCTCTCCGTTAGCTACTCCAACAAAACACCAAGCTTCATCTTCATATGTCATTCTTATAGAAACCTCTCCAAAATCTTCTAAATAGTTTTGTAAATTCTCTATTAATTGAATGGGTGGTGACCAAGCAGAGTATCCTGAAAAGAAAAGGCTCTCATGGTCTACATCTTCTATATTACACCACTTAGCTCCTACATTATTCACATAATAATCCCATGATTTCTCTAAATAATTATCGCTATCATACTCGCCTTTAGGCATAAATGCAAGCTTATCAATATCTATTAGTTCCATTACTGTATAAGTGTCATCTGAGGCATAGAAGGGTCTTTTTACTTCTTCCATTACCATTACTTCTTCAAAAGCTTTTTCTACTTTTGGGTTTTCTGTATTTACACTTACATTAAAATATACATGATTTGCCATTATACTCTCCTTACTATTCTAGGGATAATTTCCCCACTTCTTATTACTTCTACTTGACAACCTATCTCTAATCCCATGTCAACTATGTAACGCATATTATGTAAAGTTGCTTTACTGACTACTGCGCCATCTATTTCAACAGGTTCTAAGTGAGCTACTGGAGCAACTACTCCTGATTTACCTACATTCCATACTACATCTTTAAGTGTAGTAATTACCCCCGATTGAATCTGCTTTAAAGCATAAGCTCCTTTAGGGTGATGAGAGGTATAGCCTCTTGTTTCAAATTCCTTATTATTGTCTATACGAAACACTAAACCATCGTCTGGGTACTCTGACCAATCAGAATCCATTACTGTGCTGAATTTATTTATTTTTAAGAAGTTCAAATCTTGACTCCATAAATCACACCAGCTTTCTTGTAACCCATACGCTATGAATTTCAGGTCTCTGTTTCTGAACTCGTTGGTGTCTTTTAGGTTGAGTGCGCCCGCTGCATAGTTACGAGCATTTTTGATAGTCTTGGGAGCAACCACTTCGCCAGTAATCTGAGTCAATTCCCTAGAACCAATGATGGTTTGGGGAACTAGGGTACTTATATGGTTTGTTATATCCAAACCCTTTTTACCGTCTCCTCTTGTTAGTGCGCGAAGTAATTGTCCGTTGACATATAATAAAGACACAGCAGCTCCATCTAGTTTAGGGGTTACGACAACCGCACCCTTGTAACTGTTAAATGGGTCTTTTGTGCTTACTTCATTGGAAAAAACCTTCTGTAATGAATACATCTGGTGTAAATGTTGAAATCGATTATCCTCAGAGGATAGCCCAACTTCTTCATATCCTATTAGTAAAGCCAGTTTGTCAAATTCATTATCTGACATTGTTGGAAAGCCTTTATAGTAGGCTTCTGCCGCTTTATCTAATACTTCTTTTAAATTTTCCATTTATATATTATACAATTTTTTGGAAGCCGTGTCAAGTATTATTTTTAGGATTGGTAAATTTCATCTAATATATCTTTGAAGTGTTCTTCTAAGATACCTTTAGCTTCCGCTAGCGATAAAATTTCTACTAGTCCCTCGAATAATGCTCTGGAATTATTGAAATCCAGCTTCATTGCTACCCCATCTTTAGATGGCTTAAAATCGCCATCAAAGTCAAGATAATATTTTCTTAGATGTAAGTATTCAACTTCTCGAAAGGTGTTGATAGTGAGTCTTATTTGTTCAGTTGCTTCTTCATTCTCGGAGATAATCTTTTCGTATATCTCTGGAGCCTCGTATAACTTCATCTTTTATTCCTCAGTACTGAACTAAGGGGTTGAATATTAGTTACATTTTTAGGCATTAACAACCTATAAGAATCTGTATCCCAACAAAATAAAAGAACCGTATCCGCCGATTCTTTGGCACGGTTCTTTTTACTCTGTATATACTTATTATCAAAATCTAAGGTACAAACATTGTACTTTAGCTTTCTTGAGTTAGTACTTCTGTATGTGATAATTGCGTCTCCACAATTTTTCACTTGACTTATAAAGTCTTGCTTTTTCACTATAATACTCCATTACTATTAAGAAAACTCTTTCTCTTTAGTAATGGATAGTATTAGTTTACCATAATGCCCACATTGTTACTACTAGTACTGTTAATACTAATATCTGCTCAATAGTCATTAGTCGTTGATTGCGTTGATAACACCTGCAAAGTATACTGAAGCTTTGCCTGTCAATTTGTCAATGATGTCGTCATCAATGTCTTGACCAGCATCACTCAAAGCATCTTTTAATGATTGAGCCGCGTCAGCTTTACTTACTCTAGTACCACCACCATTTGATGATTTACTAGAACTTGTTGCAGGAGCTTTTTTAACATACACACCAGCTTTGGTTAAAATCATTCTAACTCCATTTGGGCTTTCACCTAATTCGTCAGCAATATCTTTAACAATCTCCATTGATGTTTCTGGAGTTGGTTCAGCTTCTGTGTACATCTCAACGGCTTGAGCTTTGGATTCATCTGTCCATGCCATACGCCTTCTCCGTTTTGTACCTCGATAGCCAGGACAAGTCCCTAATTTATCGAGTTGTTGTTGATAAAATCTATCTCCCATATATTAATATTATACAGAAAAATAAACGCCAAGTCAAGAACTATTTTATAGTTCCTTACCATTTCATATCCATAACATAGTCTAATTTTTCCTGTGCATGAACGGCTTTCTCTACTTGTTCGTTGAGAGCCGCAACTATGTCGGAGTGTTCTCCTATACCCACAGGGTTATTCAAATATACACTTATATTTGCTTCTGCTTCAGCTATTTCACCTTTATATTTCATTACCAAAGCATTTCTTAAAACTTGATTCATTTTTGCCTTCCTAAAATACCCTCTACATATGCCAAAACCCATCTTTTTCTTGATTCTTCGAAAAAACAAACCTGCCATATAAAGGGGGTTATTACTATTAATCCTATACTATATACTATAAAGTGTAGGACTCTATATTTAATTATTACTTTACCTCTTTGGTCATTTGCAATTAAGCGCATACTAACGGAGTATGTTCTCCACATTAGCATAAGCCATGTTGTCAACCAAAAAGACATAATATATGTCCATGGCTCCATGCTGTTTCTCCTTAAATTTCAGCGCCGTACTTTTCTAAATGTTGTAAACTGCCAAGGTCATAAGCTAAACAATGTGCATTGAATCCTCCTATTTCTTGATAGCCAAAGTAAGGACTTTCAAAATTGGAGAGTTGTATTACATATACTTGATAACATTTAGCACCATATTTATCTACATAGTTTGTAGAGTTATGTACTGTTTCTTTTTTTATTATGCCAGGTAGGTCATATTTTGCACACCATACCTTTTCGCCTGGCTGAAAGTCCTCTTTAACACACTCGTCTGGAAGAAAACCTATTTTGCTTCCTTGTCCTTGTTCTGTTTTAGGTCTTTTTTCTGGTATGCCTACCTTATTTATTATATTTTTTACAAAAGTTGAAGAGCGATACATAGATTGTGCTATAGAAGAAATAGGGTGTTCATTTAAATACCACTCTATTACTTGCTTTATCTCTGCTCCAGTAGCTTTTGTCCCTTTTAGTTGGGACTTACGTCTGGCTCTATACTCCATAGTATCTCTATGCTCTTCCAGTATTCTGTTTAGCCTAGTAGTGTTATATGTAATATTGAGCATTTCGCACGCTTCTTTCTTCGTAATAGGACTACTATCGTTTAGTGCTTCCCATACTCTTTGTAAATTTGTGTCGTCTAGTTTTTCATGTGATTTCGCACGAACTCCTCTTGCTGCCATTGTTTAATGTCCTATAAGTGCTGCTAATATAATCCAAAAAACAGCACATAAAATTACTGATGATGCAAAAACTAAAACCATACCATGTTTTAAAACTGGTTTCACTAGTCTACTCCTTCTTGCATATGGTCTTCAAATTCTCTATGTTCTTTTATTGCTTTTTTATCCATTTCTCCTAGAAGGATTACTGCATAATGAATGATTTTGTATAAGTCTTTTTCATTTCTTCCTTCTTTTTTGCCAAACCTCTGAGCATATTTTAGGATATTTCCTATACAAAAGCTCTCACCATGACCAGTGTCAAAGGTGACTTCTGTTGTTTGAATTTTCCCACTACCATAATGCTCAGTATAGGTTTTATCAATATAATTCCTTAGTCTTGTTAAAATTATATCTTCGTTAAATCTGTGTTCTACTAGCTTAGCCATTTACTTTTTAAATCCTCTGCCATTTCTTCCCACCATTCAGTATTTATTAGGATATAAGTCCCATAAAACCAAAAAGCAAAAGAAAATACATACTTAAAGACAAACCAAGGCATTAGAAATATTGTTATAAAAAATTCCATTATGAATTTACCCTCAGCACCCAGTTTTCAGCAGCATCTTCTGCCCAGTGCTCGCTCTTGCCCTTATGGACTATATCTTCTATCCATACGCTTGCTTTGCCGCCTTGTTTATCATAATATCTAGTAGCCCATTCTCCTTTGGTTGTTTTCCAAACCTCTGCTGTTCTATCTTCATGTTGATATGTATGATAGTGTTTTTTCATCATCACCATTGTCATATATCTCCATCCTTGCGTACTTCACTACGCACAACTTCAAACCCATTTGGATACCTGCTCTCTAATTTTCTAATATTTTCTTCCATTACTTGTTGAGGTGTGTACCCAAGTGCTTTGCAGCCTTGTACCCAATACCATAGAACATCTCCCAACTCACGCATGAGATGGAACCGTTCCGCTTCATTGAATTCTTTTCCTTGAAATATAATCTTTTTGATTATTTCCGAAAATTCTCCTGACTCAGCCTGCATACCTATTGATGCTGTGAGTAGCTGTGAGAATTCTACTTCGTGTTTAACATGGATTTCCATTAGTCTATCAACTAATGTCTCTGTATGTAAACTTTCCTGTGATGTTGTTGAGATTACGAAGTTACCGTAATCATTAAATTGTTTTTGTTCTTCTGTTGTCATTATTTTCCTTATTGTATTTTGTCTGGTGAATTTCTTTTATACCATTTTACTACCCAAGCATCTATTTTTTCTTGATTCCAAGTACTTGGAAAACATACTGATATATAGGGACTTTCTTGTAAAATAACCTTCACGCTGCCCACCACTCTGGCTCTTCCCTTTTAGTCCAGCTTGCTAATCTTGCTTTTTCTGTTCTGTAATAGCTTCTGTAGGCTTGGACTGCATTTTCTTCTTTAAGTGCGTCTGGCATAGCTTGTGCAAATGGTGTAAGTCCAACCCTAGGTAAGGCGATGTCGGGTAATAAGAGTATGACATCATACATTGATTTATGCTGTTTTCCATATCTATATCCGTATTCTTCATTGAGGGCGTGTGCCAAACAGTAGAGCCATTCATAGTTATCGAGACTTTCGCGTACCCATACGCTACAAGGGTGATTGTGCATAGTAGGAAGATAAGGGAAATCCCTTGGCTCATTTTGTTTTTGGTTTTTAACTGTGTTCCATTCATCTGATTCTAATTTTCTTGGTATATGTCCTAAATACTTGGTTATCCAATGTGCTGTGCAAAGCATCTGTGCTGATTCAAGTATCATTTTAACTACATGCTTATCAACATGAGCTTCTGCACACTTGTCTATATCTTTGTCAAGTATAAAAATATTCATAATGATATTATACTAAATTTTAAGGGCGTTGTCAAGAACTGTTTTTTACTTCTTCAATAAAGTTCTTCTGCCTAAAAAATACTGATAAGGTGAATCTATAACTAGGTGCTATGTGTGAGGCAGGCCTGATAGAGTGGGGGATTCTACCATCAAATACGACAGCAGAATTTGTATGATACAGAGATGTTCCTATACAATGTGTCATTGAATCATCATAGAAAATTGTTTCTCCATAGTATTCTTTTTTCCAATCTGGATTTATATAATAGGTTATTACTGTTGAGTTCCCATGAGTATGGGGAAACTGAATTGATGAGGGAGTTGCTAAGTTTATTACTGCTTTATCAAACTGTAAGTCTTTTACTAGGTTTTTCATGGGCTCGTTTTGTATGCCCTCAACAAAATCTAGTTCTCTCCAATCTGGTCTACTTATATCGCTGTGTAAACAAGGGTATTGTCTATATTCAAAAGTAGCTGTGTCGTCCCACCCAATTTTATATGAAGCATTAATTGCATGCATATAAAATTGTTCTCGGTGGTTCTCGGTAAGAACATTGTGAAATACTTCTATCATTTGAACACTTGCTCAAATTCTGTATATCCCCCAATGCTCTTGCCGTCAAGGACTATTTGTGGAAATGTTCTAGCAGAGGGAAATTTTTCCATCATATCAGCCATTTCAAAGTCAACGCCTAACTTTCTTACTGTTAAGTCTAAGCTTTTTAACTTTGCTAAATTAACTGCTTTATCGCAAAAAGGACAGTTGTCCTTACTGTAAATTTCTACTACCATGTTATTCCTATTAGTCTTTTTGTCCTGCTGTTGGGGCTTTGTGTGTTCCAGCGTATAGTCCGAACCAAGCTGCGCCTGCTCCTACTAATACTGATATTAAGCCCGATTGTTCTAATGATGGTTCTGGTAAATCCATGAACCAAAATGTTGCGAAATAAAGAAGAAACATATAAATACTTAGAAATGCTCTTGGAAATATTCTCCAGCTATCAACCGTTTGTGCCAAAAATACTACTTTTTGGTATGGGTTTACATTACTTATATCTTCTAATTCTCTAATTCTATCTTTGAGTTCGGATTTCTCCTGTAATAAAGCCATGAACTTGTTAAGGTCTATCTCAACTTCGTTCCTATCCATATCACCAGAAAATTGTCCTATATTTTGTCCATTTGACATTCTAACTCTCCCAGTTTTTTACGAAGTGGTATTAATTCTTCTTCGTAGCTTTGCCATATTGAGGGACTCTTAGTAGCTTTCTGCTTTTCTTCGAGTAATCGTATGGCTACCTTTAGATTATTTAATTCAGCTGACATCGAGAATGTCTTTTATCCATTTATTCTCTGGCTGCTCAATATCTAAGGGTGTTGTATCTGACCCGAGTATTATAGGTTGTGATAGTAATTTATTATGTGCTTCATACACACTATCTACCCAATCACCCACATCAGTATCATCGAGTTGAACTATTAGTTCTACTCTATGAATTTGTGTTTTGTCTGTTGCCATCTTGTTCCTTTTGTAAATCAGCAATTTTTACATATGCTCTATACTTAGCTTCATTCTCTTGTGCTATCATAGCTTGCAAATGTATAATACTTTGCCTTAAGTTATTAATTTCTTTCTGTTGTTCACAGATTATTACTCTTTGTTCTTCTTCAAGAGTATCATTCAGAGGGTTTTTCATAGAATGTCGTCATATCCTACTGTATAGTAGACTGTTAGTTCTTCTCCTTTTTCAATAGGTTTTACTACATACAACTCTCTTTGATTCCCATTAGGATAATGAATATTTGTATTAATAAAACAATTAGGATTTGGACTATGATTAATAAAGCCTCCTAAAGGTGTTCGTATCCATTCGCTAGCTCGCTCATTCCATACATGAGTTACTCCTAAATATACTCCTGCCTTTAGAGGTTCAAGTGTGTGTAAGCCTAACCCATTAATTTCGCTAGGCTTTACAGTTAATCCGTCTGGGAGTGGTCGATAGTGTGTACGACCAAATCCGATGTCTGTTCTTTTTCCTTTAGTAATTTCTTTTCCTTTAATAATAAGAAGGCTTCAGCTACATACTCATCAATGGTCATTCCACGCTCTGCTGCTTGTGCACACATAGTGTCCCACATAATTTGTCCTATGTGGTAGGAATTACCGTCATATTTAATGTCCACTAAATAGATTTGCCTCCTCTTGTCTTCTTCTAGTAAGTCCTTCTAGGACTTTCCCACCTGCTTTGTTCCATCTCATTATCTGCTCTGGAACTTCCGCATAGTTACCTGTATTTAATACTTTAAGTAGTGTACTTGAATTAAGATTACTACTACCTAAATTGTAAACCCACGAAACTAATGCGTCATATTGATTTTGATTTAATGGCACAGTTACTAAAGTGTTTATATAGTTTTCGTACTCATCTAGTTCTTCTACTAGCATATCATGTGCTTGTTGCTCTGTAATTACATCACCTTCTTGCACGCCTTTAATATGTCCGTAGCCTATAGTCCAAACGCCTGCTGGACATTTATACGCTTCTAATTCACACCCTTCAAAGTGTTTGATTAAATCGATTCCATTTTGACTTGTATTCATAATTTTTCCATGTAAAAGCTTTCGCCACAGCCACAGCGTCCACTCTCTTGTTTTTCGTTTTGGATTACAAATTCTTCTTGTACTCCGTTTACTTGCCACTCTAGTGTGGCGTCTTTTACATAGTCCCAGCTGAGACTATCTACTGCTAAGATGTTGTTATATACTACATCAGTTAAATCAGGCATATCTGCATAACTTAACTCATATGTATAGCCTCCACAACCTCCACCTTTGATAGAGAGTCGAACGCCCCAAGCATCGCTTGAGGCAGTTCGTTCTTTTAACTTGTCTAAAGCTGTATCTGTTATTTTCATAGTATTGGTAACATTGCTGTATACATAAATCCTATCATAATTCCTAACATAATTACTGCCTCGCAAGTTTGTCCATCTGGACAATATTTTGCTTTAATTTCTTGAAACGCTTGCACACTTGCATAACGATTCAAGAATCGTCTTGCATGTTGCATTTCTTTTCTCCTCAGCCTATTTCTATCGTCTTAGGCTTCTCTGCATCAGGTGTATTCACCTGTAAGTTTACTACTAACATACCATTTTGAAAACCTGCGTCAGATACTTCTACCCAATCGCCAAGCGTAAAGATTCTACTAAAGGTTTTACCACTTAATCCTTTATAGATATAGCGTTCCTCATCAGAATCTAACTCTTGCTTTTCATTACCTTCAATGGTAAGCTTATTTTTGTGTTGCTTGATATCAATGTTGTCCTTTTTCCAGCCTGGCAATGCCATCTCAATGCGATACGCATCTTCTCCGATAGCCACTAGGTTGTATCTAGGGT